AGCCGGTTGGCAGAAGAACCTTGCGGTGGTCAACTCGTTCGGAATCCTGGCGGAACCGACCGGGGAAGCGGGGAACACGATCTCGGTGACATACCGGGCGGGGTTTGTTCCGTATGACCAGGACATTACCGTCGACGGCACGGTGGAACATCTGGTCGCCGACGTCCCGGAGGAAATCGTCGAGGCTGCGATCGAGCTTCTGGCGGCGCGGCTGACGCGGCGGCAGCACTCCTCAGGTATCGCCTCAGAGACTGTCGGGTCGATGTCAATCTCCTACCGCAAGACAGATGAGATGCCGGAAGCCGCGCTCGCAGCGCTGGACCCATGGAAATGATCAGCGACCTCGGGCATTTGCTCGATGAAACCGTCCTCACTCGATCCTCAACTGGATTCAACGAGCGCGGCGAACTCGCATTCGACGGCGCCTATCGAGCGGTGAAGTGTCGAATCGAGCACCGGCCGAAGATTATCAATTCGATTGCCGGAGAACTCTCGGTTGGCTCGGTCATTATTCACACGTTTGAACAGGTAGGGCTTTCGGAAGAAGTGAATCTCCCGGATGGATCGACGCTGGTCGTCATGATGACCTCAGAGATGCGCGATTCCATGGGGCAAACGGTGTGCGAGATTGTGCTGGGGTCTGGACCGAAGGCATCCCAATGAGCGAGCCGATCACCATCACCGTCATCGGGGGCGGTCGATTGGCTCGCGCGTTACGGCGCGCGGGCGGGAGCGTTGAGGGGGTTGTTTCCAGCGTGCTTTACCAAGGCGCTGAAGCAATCGTGACGGAATCAAAAGAGCGATTCGTGCCGGTTAGGTGGGGCGCATTGCGCGCATCGGGACACACGTTGCGGCCGGTCACGAAGGCCGGGGTTGTGGAAGTGGCGATGGGGTTCGGCGGTCCGTCCGCTCCGTACGCGTGGCGGCAGCACGAGAACCTGGCCTACCACCACACTGTCGGGCAGGCGAAGTATTTAGAGAAGCCGACGCTGGAACGAGTCCCGGAAATCAGGCGTGAGGTGGAACGCGAGGTTGCGAAGGCGGTGGGCGCAAAATGAGCGGAGCGGCCGCTGTGGCGGCGGCAATTGAGATTAGCCAGTTAGCCGTAATCGGCACGTCGCTGTTCATCGGCGAGGCGCCGGTGATGGTTGAGGATGTGGTAGTCGTGATCGAATACGCTGGGCTCGGACCGCTCCGGGTGTATGGGAATCATTCCCAGGGGATTGACCGGTCGCGCGTCCAGGTGTTGGTGCGGCGGAAAGCGGCGGCTGCGGCGGATTTGCTCGCGTGGGAGATCTACCGGGCACTGGACCGAATGAGGAATGCTGGACTGCCGGGCGCCAGGATCGTCGCGATTGAGGCGCTGGGAACTCCGGCATTTTTAGGACGCGACGACCGCGGTTTCGCGCAATACGTGTGCAACTACGAGGTTGGAATTGCAAGGGAGGGTTCATGAGCAGAAAAAACGAAAATGCACCGGCCAGTACAGACCCGGTTCCAGTTGCGACGCATGGAGCGCGGAAGGCGGCACAGAAAGAAGACGCACTCGTGGGGCCGGACGATGTCGCGATCGCCAAAATCGGGCGCTGGGGCGAATACCGGAACTTCGAGTGCCTCGCCTGCGACTTTAAGACGTTGAACAGAGACACGGCGTTGGCGCACTACCAATCGGAACACGCTCCGGCACCTCCGGCGCCGGCGCCGGTAGAGGCGGTGCTGCTGGACCGATGGGGAAACGCGATCACAGAAAGGGAGGGATAACACATGGCAAGGACGGCACTGACTCCGGTAAATGCGCCGGGAGTTTTCGCCAGCACGAAAGCCGTGGCGGCGTTCACCGCGGCGGATGTGGCGAACGGGAACTCGGTGGCCTGCACTGGCAGGGAACTGATCTTGGCAAAGAACGCGAACGCCACTGTCGCCAAGACGATCACGATCGCATCGTCGGTCGATCCGTACAACAGAACCGGCGACAAGGTGATCTCGATCGGGGCAGCAGGTGAAGTCGTTATCATCAACCAGCATGATTTCACGGGATGGATTCAGTCGGACGGCAAACTCTACCTGAACGCGGAAAGCACTGACGTCTCGCTGTGCGTGATTGTGCTTCCGTTCTGAGTCGACGGAAGAACAACGAAACCTGTGAATTGAAAAGAAAGGGAGGGTCGAAATGAGCAACGCGGTACATGGGTACGGAACTCAGCTACAGATGGGTGACGGAATCGGCGGCTACACGACGGTCGCCGAAGTCACCGAGGTTGGTTCGCCGAAGGTCTCGGCGAACATGGTCGACGTCACCAATATGATGTCGACGAGTGGGTGGCGGGAGAAGCTGCCGACTTTGCTCGACGGCGGCGATGTGTCCTTCAAGGTTAACTACTTGCCGGCGGACGCGACGCACGACGGGACGGCGGGTTTCATCTCGTTGCTCAAGAACCGCACGCGGCGATCGTGGAAGATCATCCTGCCGGACGCGGGGACGACCACGTGGGTGTTCGACGCGTACGTCTCGGGGTTCGAGGGTGGCATTCCGCTCGACGGCGTTCTCACTGCATCGTTGACCCTGGCCATTACGGGCGCTCCGACGCTGCCGTAGTAGCCGTAGTAGCCGCGAAAGAAGGGTGAGCGCAATGAACCAAGGGGCGGAGAACAACACGCAGTTTCCCGATCACTTCATCAGCACTGAAGAGATCAGGCTGGATCGGCCGCGGTTGATGCGGCTGGACTTGAACGCGCTGGCGTTGATCGAGAAGTACACCGGTGCCAACCTCCTGTTGAATCAAGATTTTTGGCGGCAAATGGGCGTCGCCGATTTGGTCGTGACGTTATGGGCAGCGATCAAATCCGGCGAGGTCAGGGATGCGGCCGGAAACGTGGTCGACGTGGATGGCTGTAGCTGCGACGCGTTGTCGCGAGAGGCTGTCGGGGCACTCGTCGGGCCGCAGTCGCTGGCTTACGTGTCGGATCGTCTCGTCACGCTGTGGCGTAAGACGTTGCCCTCGACGGGGGCGAATGATGAGGGAGCCGGAGCCGCTGGGGCTCCGGCCATCCCTTTAGCTCCCGTGGGTTCTGGCGCAACGCATGGGCAGTCGCCAGAGTAACGCTGGGGTTCACGGACGCCGAGTTCGGCCGGCTGACTCTTTTGGAGTTCATGGCCGCCCTCGACGTTTACCGCGCGAATCAGGGACGGGACGACCAGAGAGCCGCGATGATCGCATGGGTTATCGCATCCGGGTCGCTGATCCGGGAGGACAAACGGCATTGGGCGCTCGACGATTTTTTGCCGATGGCGTCGCGGTCGGCGAAGGGAAGCGCCGGAGAAAGTCACGTCCAGACATTGAATGAGCAGCGCGACGCTGTGATAGGGCTGAAAGCGTTATTCGGAGGGTGAGCGCTATGGGTGCGGGACTCAACGACGTAGTGATCCGGCTGCGTGCCGACCTGTCGCAATACACCCGTGGAATGGCGGACGGTGCTCATTCGGTCGAGCGGCTAGGTGATGCAGCGAAGGCAACAGGTCTGAAGATCGCGATGATTGGCGGTGGTCTCGGGGCTGCCACAATCGCGAGCGCCAAAAGCTTCGCGGAGTTTGCCAGCGGGCTCAACAAGATCGTCGGCCTGGTCGGTGTCTCACGCGAGCAAATCAACGCATGGAAGCACGACATCGTCGAGATCGGCGCGGAAGTCGGGATGGGTCCGGCGAAGCTGACCGATGCGCTGTACTACATCACCTCGGCGGGTATGCGGGGCGCCAAGGCGCTCGAGGTGCTCCGCGCATCGGCACAGGCTTCCGCGGCGGGACTGGGGGATATGGGCGAGATCGCCAACGCCGTAACATCCGCGGTCAACGCCTACGGCGCCAGCAACCTGTCCGCTGAGAGGGCGGTCGGGGTACTCGTTGCGACAATCCGCGAGGGCAAGATGCGCGCGGAAGAACTCGCGCCGACGTTGGGGCGCGTTCTGGTGGTGGCCGAGTCACTCGGTGTCAGCTTCAACCAGGTGGGCGCTGCGATCGCTTCAATGACGCGCACCGGCCTGTCGAGTAACCAGGCCGTGACTGCTCTGGTCGCGATCATGAAAACCCTAAATCAGGGCGGGGCCGGTACGCAGAAAGCGCTCGCCGCCGCGGGGCTCAGCCTGGAGGGTCTCCGCCAAACGATCAAGAAGCCAGGCGGGATTCTGACCGCGCTGGTCGAGATCGAGGCGGCGTTCGACCGAATGGGATCGTCGGATAACGGCAACCAACTTGGGCTGGTGTTCAATAACTACAGGGCCCTCACCGGCGCGCTGTCGATGTCAGGGCGGGGGCTGGCCGAGGCGCAACGAATTTTCGCTGAGATCGGAAAAGAGGAAGGTGGAGCGCTCGCTCATGCATTCAAGGAAACCGAGGGGGCTGGTCGGAACTACGCTCGCGCGCAAGTAGAACTCAATCGAGTGTCCGAGGAGTTCGGGGCGATGGTGCTGCCAAAGATCAGCAGCATCCTGGTGACGGTCACGACGGCGATGAAGGGCGTGACCGCGCAAATGGGGCAACTCACTCCGGCAGTGCAAGACTCAATCGGGAGCGTTGCGGTGTGGGGTTCGGCATTCATGCTGAGCGCTGGCCTGGTAACCACGGCAGTATCGGCGATGATTGGTTGGATTGGGAAGCTGATCGTCGCTGGGAAAGCGATGGCCGCCTTCTTCGCCACCACGACAGCGCTGGTTGCTGGCCTAGCCGCCGCGGTGTTTGCGTTGAGCTACAAGCTGACTGAGTTGTACCTGACAAGCTCCGGTCTCGGGAAGAACATCACCGGCGCGCTTGGATTGGCATCTGGTTCGGCGGACGCTGAAGTGGCGAAAGCGCTGGCTGCGGACGATGAGAAGCGGCAGGCATGGCTGCAGATGCTGCGCAAGCGGTCCACAAAGGAAGGCCGCGCCTACACGTTTGAAGACACGAGCGATCCAACGAAGCTCCAGGCATACATGGTGATTGAGCGGCAACTGCGAGATCTCGCGCAGGAGAGGATGCAGGCGGAAGTGCAGGTGACCGCGGAGCATGCGAAACAGATGGCCGCTGCGAAAACGCACGTCGTCGCGATGACGCCGGATCTTGCGAAGGCCACGATGGGCGAGGCGCTCGATAAAATTAAGAGCGGGCTACTCTCCCCGGTCGAAACTGCCAGTCAGATTGACGCACTCAAGAAGATCGCTGCCGCATACGTGAATCTGGTCGCAAAAGAGGGCGACCTTGCGAAGACGAAGGAGGCGTCGCTCGAGGCGACAAAAGCGGTCCGCGAGGCAGAGAAAGTCGCCGCAGACCAACAACTTGATAGCCTCCACGAGCAACTCTCGATGCAGGAGAAGATGATCGAGGCATCGGATTCGTTGGGAGCGGCCGGTCGTTCCGTCAGGGAGTACGAGCGCATCGCCGACCTGATGGTCAAAATGACGCGAGCGACGCTGGGAGATGCCGCGGCTACGAAGGTGCAGGTTGATCTCGCGGGGCGGCTCTATGAGGCGCAGGACAAAATACTCCAAGCCAAAGCCAAGGGCGTCGCATTGACGGAAAAGGAAAATGAAGACAATGCGATCGTTCAGGCACAGTTGGAGAGCGAATCTGGCCGGCTCGCGGAGGAGATGGGCCGGGGGCTCGCGCGCCGGCAAATGGAAATCGAGCAGGCGTTCGAGGAGGCATCGAAAGCGGCCGGTCGGATCATGGGCGAAGGTGTCACGAACGGGATCGTCCGCGCGATGTCGGGGCAGAAATTCGGTGATGCCTGGGGTGGCATCGCAGACTCAATGTCAGGGCTGCTGAGCGACCGGCTCAACGCGATGTTCCGGGCCGCGACGACCTCCGGAGCGACCAAACAAACAGTGCTGCAAGCGGGCGGGTTCTGGGACCCAAGCGCGAACGGAGGGAAGGGCGGGATCTCGTGGAACGGCGTCGCCGCAGCCGGCGGACAGATGGTTGGAGGCTACCTCTTCAATCGCGGGCAGCAGGAAAGCAACCGCGGCATGGCAACCGTCGGAGGCGCGCTGTCCGGGGCCGTCACCGGTGGGACGATCGGATCGATGGGTGGATGGAACTGGATCGGCGCGGCGATCGGTGCCGTAATCGGTGGAGCGATGGCGTATTTCTCGTCACAGGGGCCGGAAAGGCTGAGTTACAGATACACCGTCAGCGGCAACACCGCGGGGGCGCGCGCCTACACGCAGGGTTCCGAAAAAGAGCAGAATTGGGAAGCGGGGGCGCAACTGGTTGATCGATTCAACGAGGTCTCGACGTCTTTCCGCCAGTTGTTGTTTGACATGAAGCAGCCTATTGAGCCGCTAAAAACTGGCATATTCCAGTGGTCCGGCAAGAACGGCGACCCGAACACGGTGTTCTCGGCGATCCTTAAGGGCGATCTGCCCCGCCAGATGGCGGCACGGTACGAGGAGACATTGACGGCTGGTATGGTCGCTGGGTTGGGCGTTACAAAGGAACGGGCGGAGCAGGAGTTTGGAAAGCTGTTTGAGGGCGACTTCGACAAGGCGTTGAGCGGTCTCAAGCGGTACGTCGCCGCGATGGTGGCGCTTGGAGATCTCAAGACGGAGCTGGGCAAGACGCTCGAAGACACGAAATCGGAATTGGCTCGCGGAATGATGGAAACGTTCGGCGTGGCGGTCGACAAGACGATGGAGAAGATTGGGCGGCTGTCGCAAGGTCTGGGGTCTCTCACATCCGACGAGCAAATCGCGCGGGGCGAAGAGATTGTCGCGCTGGCGAATCAGCAACTGAGCGCGAATCGCCAGGCGATCCAGGATCTCGAATTGTTGCGAGCGAACGTGACGGCTGCGATCACCGGTCTGATGAGCGGGCTGGAAGAGGATGCGGTCCGCGCCGCTGGACCGACGGAGTTTGCGGAGTTCGCGCTGCGGAAATTCGGGAAGGCATTGGAAGATCTTGCCTCGCCAGACCTCAAGCCGGAAACGTTGGCGAAATCCGTTGAGGAATTGGTCAAGTGGGGAAATGAGCTGCGGAACTTGCGCGCTGAACTGATCGCGCAGTCGGAAGCATGGGCGGTTTTTGGGAAGACTGTCACTGACCTGTTGACGGAAGTCGCGACTCCACTGGCGGACGTAATTGCGAAGCGAGGGTTGACCGGGCGCGGTCAGTTTGAGGCTGGAAACGAGCAAACCATCAACGACTTAAAGAAACTCCAGAGCGAGATCAACAGCACATTTGGTCCACCTGCGATCGCCTTGGTGACGCAAATGCGCGATGCGATCCGGACGCAATACGCTGAAAATCTGCGATACCTCGATGATGTCATCGCGGCGCAGGAAGCGATGAGAAACTCGTACGAGTCATTTTGGCAGAATATCAACGAACAAGAAGCGACCAAGCAAGGAGATGCCGCTGCTGCGAACTACTACGTCGGCATGATGCGGGAGGCGGCTGGTCACCTGAGCGGGCCAAACGCTGAGACGGACCCAACGAAGATCGCATATTGGGAAGCGCAGATGCAGGCATGGGCGACGAAGCTGTACGCGCTGCAAGACAAGGTGATGCTGGACGTCGACGGCGTGGTAATGACGGTACTGGATTTTCTCAAGATCGTGATGCCGCAGTTCGAGGCAAAGGGCGAAGGCGACGTCGCGATGCAGGAGACGGCCGTCGAGGCGGCGAATCGGGCGTTGGCTGCGTCGCTGGTCGGTCTGGGAGAAACTGTCGACGCGGAAAAGACCCGACTCGGAGAGGCGCTTGCGGCGGTCGGGGACGCTCTGGCGGAACTCGGTCCCGCGCTCGAAGGTACGAATCTCGCGATTGACGGGTTTGAAACGAAAATCAATGACGCGTCGGAGGCACTTTACGCTGCGGTCTTCGGCGCCGGCGGGATCAATGAGACGCTGATAGCTGCCACAACCGAACTCAATAACTTCGGTGGCGCGCTCGAAGATGATTCCGGGAAGGGAGGGGTAATTGGCAAAACTCGGAAATTTGCCGAGGCGTTGGACCACGCGGCGTCGGGTCTCGAAACGTTCGCGGATCAGCTCCGCGAGGGCCCTGGACAGGAGGCCGGAGGGCCGGGAGGCGACGTGAACGTGAGTATCAAGACGAACACGGGGCAGCAGGCAACGCGGCGGGTGGCGTAATGGCTGGCAGAAACATCCCGACTGACATCTGGAACACGCTGGACAACGGCACCCCATATGCCGTCTGGACTGCCGTCGAGGTCATGTTCGCAACGCCGTACAGGGTGGCGAGCGCGCCGCAGGACTTGACGATCCTGGGTGAATCCTTTCCGAGCGGATTCGTGGTCGTTGAGAGCGAGAATCTCGATGCCTATCAGGAGATTACGTTCCACTTGCCGAACGTCGGCAACGAAATTTCGTCGGCTGTCATCGCGGCTGGAAACAAGCTGCTCCAGCGGGTCAGGATTTACGAATACTGGGTGCATCCAGGGACCGGAGCGTACCTCGGCTTGCACGTTGTCCATGACGGAACCCTAACGGAAGTCGATATCGACGGAGAGATCGCGACATGCCGGTCGGTCGCGCGCTGGAATCCGGTCGGCGACATCATCAATCGCATTGCATCGTTCTGGTGCTGCGTCGAAATGAAGGGGGAGCTGTGCGGGTATAGGGAACTCGGTCTCGCCAGCGTGGCGCGAGCATCGAACGCCTACGGGGCGGACGGGAAGGTGTGCGCCTCCAACGTGCCGCATTTCGCCGATGGGAAGTTTGGTCTCGGCCTCGCCTGCGAGGCGGCGACAACGAACCTCCTCACGGCTAACCAGGCGTCCGTCGAAACCGATACCACCGGATTCACTGCGGTGTCGTCGACGATGACGCGGCTGGTCACAGATCGGGCGTGGACTGGTGGAGCCGTTCTGCGTGCGGCGTGCCCAGGATCGGCCGTCGGCGAGGGTGTGGAAACGAGTCTTGTCGGCGTAACGCCATCCAAAACGTATGGCGCGTCGGTGTGGGTGTTTCTGGAGCTCCAAAACGAGGGCGCGCTTACGTTCGACTGCGTCCCGGTGCTGAAATTGAGCGAGTACACATCAGCCGACGCGCTGGTCGGGACGACTACTGGGGCGGCAGTCGCCGCGGTGTCTGGTCAGTGGGTCCTGCTGACGGTGCAGCGGGCGTTTGGAAGCACGGGGGTTAAGGCGAAGATCACGCTGGTCACGAGTGCGAAAAGCGCTTCGACGTTCTGGTCCGACGGATGGCAGCTCGAAGAAGATGGTCCGTCGACATGGATGCCCGGAGGAACGTCTCGGGCGGCTGAAGACGTGTCATTCAACCCGAACGTTCCTGTGGCGACGTTTGTGCGGGCCAGCGGGACGATCGCGGCGTGGGTGCTGCTGACCAATAGGACAACTGCATCCTTCTCGTATCAGTCAATTATGGCGATGGATTCAGGCGGGAACTCCCGGTTGATCATGATGATTTACACCGGTGGTGGCGGGCAGGTGCTTGCGGTAGCCGACAGAGATTCGGCCGGTTCAGAGCTGACAGGTCTGAGTGCGGGCGGTACGGTGCCGGTGGGCGTCTGGACTCACGTGGCCTACACGTGGGGCGCAGATGGACACCGCCTGTATTTCAATGGCGCGGAGACGGGTTCGAACGCGTCGACGCGTCCAATCCCTGATCCCACTGTCATGGGGCTGTGCCATCTCGGTAGCGCGGCAGCCGGACATCAGCTCCGTGGCGTGCTGGATGAGTTCCGCATCTACGGCGCTCAGCTCAGCGCGACAGAAGTCGCGGCGCTCGCCGCTGGGACATATCCGATCGGGGCGGAAAGATCGGATCTCCGCTGGTACCTCCCGGCGGAGAACACGCTGCGGCACGTCGAAGGGTTTCGCACGACGGAATGCGCCCATACTTACGCGGCTTGCTCAGCGCTCGGTAATCAGGCGCGCTTCGAGGGACTTTATTGGTTGCCGCCAAAAGGGACGATTTACCGGTGGCGGGTGCGGAATGACACGGCGGCGTCGTCGAACTCGGGGAACGCATCGTCCACAACGATTGTGCGAGTGCATGGATTCAGCGGAAACGGTCAGCAGGTGACGCTGCCGGTCATACCGGCGGTGTACTACTAGGAGCGGAGATGGCGAGCACGGATTATTTCCCGTTGAGTCCCGGTGCCGTTGCCGGAGCTCGGGATTACCCCGAAAACAAGGTGCTGGTCCTCAGCACCGCATACACGGTGGCTTCCGTGCGCGAGTTCTATTTGCGGGATAGCGTAGAGTTTTTGTCGGACGCGGAGTTTCGGGGCGCGCCGGAGACGTTGGCGCCGCTCGTTTTGTTCTTGCAGGCGATGGGCATGGGCGTCGCGGAAGTGTTCCGGTATTTCACCTGGGACACAGCGCATCCATGGGCGAACGTAACGATTGGGAGCGGGAACGGGTCGACGCGGCTGTTCACGGCGCCGGGGATCACGGCGTCGATGTCTCTTTCTGTCGCCGGCGTCGTGAAGACCAAGGGCGTGGACTACGGGTTCGGCATCGAAAACAAGGTCGTGTCATCCGAGGTTGGGACTGACGTATCGTGGATCGCGTACGCCGGGGCAATCAAAACGATCACAGCAAACCAGACCGATCCTGGCGGCGGGACGACTGCATGGCGCGCGCAAACATCCGGCGGTTCTTCGGGCCTGAAGCTCTACACGTCGATGGGAGTAAATGCGGTCGGGAAACGTGCGAAGCTCCGGCTGTATGTCAAAAACAACACGGCGTCCGCAGTCACAATCGGGATGGGCCATCCAGGGGTAATCGCCATGTTGCCGGCGTCCGCGGGGTGGACGCTTGTCGAGATAGAGGGCGATGTCACGAACGCCGGAGGGGACATGCAGGTGAGGTTCCTTACGACCGGGTCCGGCGTGAACCTGGATGTGACGTTGTGGCAGCCATGCGGAATGGTGACCAACGCGAATATCGGCAATCCGGATGGATGGCTGTCGTGGGGCTATATCCCCACAGATGGAGCGGCTGTTCCATCGACCGCGTACGGACAGACACAGGTCCGGTTCTACAGCGGCAAGACTCCTGGTTCCGGTGCTGCGATTGTCGCTCCGATGCTCATCGGGCGGAGAATGGCACTGGGCCGGTTGCGCCAGCCGTTTGATTGTTCGTCGGTCGATGGGCGCATCGCCAGCCTGAGGGTGCAGGCGCAGGGGGTACCGTACTGATGTCGATAGCCAGGAGACATCTCGCGAATACTTCGCCGTCCGTCCCGCGAAAAAAACTGAAGGCGAAAGATCCTATCGTCTGGCCGTATGCGTATTCGGGCAAGCCACGGTCAAACGAGATTCGCAGCGCCGGAGAGTCAGTCACAAGAGACGTTGAAGTCGAACTGACAGACACGCTCCAAGACAAGCCGCACAACATCCTGTTGGGGCAATACAAGGTACAGCCGAACTACGCGGCGTGCGAGCTGGTCGGGGGCTCGATCCTGCACATTGTGTTCGCGGTCGGGTGGGGGCCGATCGACGCCATCACGCGGATCACAGGAGCCGACGGGGAAGAGATGTTTCCGAAGCCGATGCCAGGCGTGACCGTCGAGATCCGGACCGGCGAAAAGGATCAGCCGGCCCTCGCCTGGCCGACTGCCGGGCTGTCGTCATACCCTGGAATTGCGCTCGTAAAGCTGTCGGTCGCGGTGGCGAACGCGGCAATCGGCTCGACGATCCCGCAAATAGTGGTCTACGGTCGGGGGCTGAAGTGCCTTGATCCGCGAAGCTGGCGATGGAGATTTTCCGAAAACCCCATCGTGCAAGCGTTCGAAATGCTTACGAACACAATTTGGGGGGCGGGAGAACCGTTCGGCAGGTTTGATCTGGCATCGTGGCAGGCGGCGGCGAATCAAGCCGACGTGTACAAATGGGGCGAACCAATATATCGCGGAGCGATTGCGTCCGCCGAGCGAGTGGAAACAAATCGGTTCATGCTGGATCTGTTGCGCCTGGCCGGAGCGGCCGGTGTGAACGCGGACGGAAAACTGTATTGCTGTATTGAGAGAATTGCCAGCGCAACGTACCTCGCCACTGATGCGACCGACTCCGCCGCTCCGGCGGGAGCGTATCCGATCCTGGGCGACGGGCAGGGCCGTACGTCGGTCCGTCTCCAAGGATTCGGCGCTGAGCAGCCCAACGCGTCCCGATGCGAGATCCTCGACCCGACAGACTGGAAAAAGAAACCTGTCGTCTATTTCTCAAGCGCCGTTCGTACCGGGGCGGAAGCGCCGCGTTACCAGGATTACGGGTTCGTGGCGGCGCCGTCGCTCCAGCAAGCCTACAGATTGATCAAGAGGTGGCTGCTGAACGATATGGCGCCCGTGCGAATCGGCGTGACATTGGGGCCGTGGGCGATACGGCTGTTGCCGCTCGACGACATCACGGTCGGGCTCTATTCGGCAATCGGGCCGCTGTCGTCGGCGCTGGGGACAGTCTGGCGTCCGGCGACCATCGTGCAGAGTCCAGGCGGAAGATATGACATCGAGCTGATGCCGTTCCAGTCGGCGACATTCGAGCTAGCCTATGACGAGCAGTTCGTCGCAGACCGAAACTCGTGGCCGGAGGTGGACGCGGGACAGGCCGGAGCGAGTGAAATCTACGACGATTTCACGGCCGGAGGGACGGTGTCGCTCGAAATTGGCGAAAAGGGCTGGACGATGATCGAGAGCGGCAGTGGATCGGTGAGCGATACGTACTCGACCGAGACCGGCCATCCCGGTATTTTGAGAATGTCAGCGTCGGCGAATGCTTCGAATGTTTCCAAGAGTCAAACGATCAGCCTGGCGGAGGATTCACGAAAGTTTGCAGCCGACTCTACATTTTTTGGGCGCTGGATCGTGAAATTTCCGGCGCAGAATCACAACGCTTCCTCGCACGCGGATGTGGCCGTTGGGCCATGCAGGATCAAGGTGGTTGATACCGTCCTATCGTACTGGTCTGGATCAACATGGGTCGACACTGGCCTGCGTCCCGGAGCGACTGACTGGGTGGATTTCAGTGCATGGGGTGATGGGGCGGGGGCGGCATACTACTCCGTCGGGATTCAAGGCGCGACTCAATTGGTATTCGCAATCGCCGTGTCCGGATCAACGGCGAACCAAACAGTAAATGCAGTCGCGAACACCTACTCGAACGCGGGGAGTGCCACGGCGATTATGATCGACATCTGCCAATTGAGAATTCCAGCGACGAGGTGATGAGATGGTGAGCCGGGTAAGGTCAACGCGAGATATCCGCCCTATCGGACGGAGACCTTACCTGGCGAGCCTGTCGAGAGTAAACTCAGATGGGACGAGGTGAACACGTGTGCATGAGGACGATGCGGCAGCGCGTTCGATCGTGGGCAACCGTAGTCGCGATCGCGGTATGGATACTCCCGGCGGCTGCAATCTGGAGTTTGGGGCAGGAGCCTCAGCCCCGACTATCGGCGCGCGCTCAATTGGCAGCGGGTGAGGTCGCTGAACCAGTGATCACGTTTTCGGCGATCAAAATGGTGACGGCTGCGATCGCCGGTGTCGCGGGTGTTTTCGCCGCGCTTTATGCTGGAGCGCAGAAGTTGGTGCGACCATGGATCGGTGAGGAAGTTGCGCGTCACGCGGAGACGTGTCCGCTTACCACAATGTCGAGCATGCTAACCTCGGAACTGCGAGAACAATTGCGCTCCGAGCAGGCCAACCGGGAAGAAGCACAGACGGAGCACAGACAACAGCTCGGAGAAATGCAACGACGTATTGACGAGGTCTACCGGATGCTGGTGGAGACGAAGCGATGACACGGCGACAGGAGCTGTGGGCCGCATGCGCGCTCGACGCAGCCGAAACTGCGGTGCGGGTGCGGGGTGCTGCCATTGTCCCGGTGGTGGCCGCTGCGATGGCATGCCTTGAGTCGCGCTACGGGCAGTCTGAACTGGCGACGATGGCATGCAACCTGCTCGGCATCAAAGCCGGCCGGACCTGGCGTGGGGCCACGATCACGATGCCGACCCGCGAGTGGGTGCGCGAGAAAACGGAGGATGGAGTCACGGTGCCGGGGCACTGGATCAGGGTACAGGCGGCGTGGCGCTGTTATCCCAGCATGGCCGCGTGCTTCGACGACTTCGGGGCGATCGTCAACAGGCTGCCGTGGTACTCCGACGCGAAGGCCGCTGCGCTGCGCGACGACGCTGAGGGGTTCCTGGCCGGGCTGCAATTCGACCCGCACGGGCCGGGACCGGCCGACGACGAGCCGGGGTGGTTCACAGATCCGAAATACGTCGAAAAGGTGCGGCCGATCATGGCCGCGATTCGGGGGCTAGCATGATCGGTGACAAATGGGAACGCGCGCTGCGGGCCGCTGCGACGATCGTAGCTGGATTGCTGGCGGTGTCCGCGTTGGCATCTGGCGGATATTGCCGCATCGGCGAGCAGCAGTGCTATCCGGTGCCGGGGAACGTCTGCTCGCTCGGTGGGGTCTGGTCGCAGGTCCCATGCCAAGTCGAGACTACTCCGACGCCGACTGCGACACCGACTCCGACACCGACTCCGACACCGACTCCGACGCCGACTGCGACACCGACTCCGACACCGACTCCGACACCGACTCCGACACCGACTCCGACACCGACTCCGACACCGACTCCGACTCCGACTCCGA